AGATTGTTGCATCATGGCGGACACGGAATGTTGCGATGGATGGCGGCGAATGTGGTGACTAAAAAAGACGATGCGGAAAACATAAAGTTCAGTAAAGCAAAGGCGGGCGATAAAATTGACGGCATCATTGCGATGATAATGGCATTGGGTGAAATGATGACGATGGAAAACAAAGATGTGACGGGTTCGTCCACATACGAATCGCAAGGAATACGAATGTTATGATGAAATTTGAAGATGCCCGGCGATTGGGCTTGAAATTATTTGAAGCGGGATTCACGCCGTGGATAGCTGAAACTGGTGACGGATATATTGTCCAAATATTATTGGAAGGCGAAATGATAAATGTTTTTTGGGTGGATTGCGAATCGGTTGGAAATAATTAAATAAATTTTTAACGAATTGTGAATTGTATTGTTTTTTGTTGTAGATTTGAATATCAATCAAAAACAAAAGACATGAAAAAGCCATTTACATTCAAAGACGACGTTGAAAACAATTGTTGTTCTAACTGCGGTAAAAAATTGAATCCAAACAAAACCATTTGGTTGGAATTATCAATCACCGACGATTGTGTTTATTACCCGGAAGAATTCCCACAAGGTCACGATTCACAAGGTTGTTTTGAATTCGGCGCAGATTGCGCCAAAAAAGTTGTGACGCGTAACGAGCAACAAGAAGAAAAAACATCAGTTGATTGGGCGAAATTTTACAAATCAACAACAAAAGAACAAATGTTTGAAATGGTTTATAATTACGCCATGTTGATGACTGATGAAAACGAAGAAGAAGCGTTTAAATTCATCCAAGAAGAAAAGAAAAAATAAAATCCAAGGCGGCCCGAAAGGGTCGCCATAATTTTTACGCCTATGTTCTACACAACAACAACAAATGATTCCGTACATTGTGCAATGAAGATGCAACCTATTGACGACATATCGGTTGGCGACATCATCGAGATGGTGAAAAGCGGAAAGGAATTCATGGTGGAATCTATTTCGCCAAAAGGAATCATATTAAAAGAATGTGTTTCGTATGTTTCATTTTCACGCTCTGCATTGAACGAGCGTTTGAAAAGCAACACGGCTATTCACAAACCCATTTAAGAAATCCGCCAAGGTCTTTGGCGGTTGTTTTTGGTTGGAAGGGACGTTGAAAGACGTCCCTTTTTTTATTTCAATTTCAATGTTTTGGACATTGCAAATGATATCGTACATTGACCCCGAATTGTACAATCATTTTCATCCGAATGGCCGAAAATCAAAACTTATTCGGGCGCATTTTGGGCGCATTTCGTTCAAATCCGAATCGCCCATCGACATCGTTGTCGAATCCAGCCGAATGGTTATTCGCTGACAACGAATCCAAAACGGGAATTGCAGTCACTGAAAACACTGCGATGCAACTATCTGCGGTATTTGGTGCCGTTCGTGTAATATCGGAAACCATGGCGACGTTGCCGTGGAGCGTAAAGCAAACAAACGACGACATTGTTGTTGATGCTAGCGGACACCCAATCAATAAATTAATCCACCACCCCAATGCAATGATGACCGATTTCACGTTCCGTGAGACGTGTCAAGCGCATTTGTGTTTACACGGCAATGCTTTTGTTGCTATCAAACGAGATAATGCGGGAAATCCATTGCAATTGATTCCGATTCATCCCGACCGCGTCGAAGTGAAGGTTTACAAGGATGAGAAATTCTACCAAGTAGACGGCAAAGAAACATTCGATGATTCGGAAATGATTCACATCGTTGGCCTTGGTTTTGATGGCGTTGTTGGAAAGTCAGTCATTGAAGCCGCCCGCGAATCTATTGGTTTGGGATTAGCGGCCGACCAATTCGGTGGTTCATTCTTTGGAAATGGTGCAAATGTTTCGGCCGTGTTGACGCACCCCGGAAGATTAAGTGACGAAGCGTACAAACGTTTGATTCGTTCATGGCATCAAAGAAATGCGGGATTGGACAACGCACACAAAACGGCGATTTTGGAAGAAGGCATGAAAGTGGAAAAAATGTCCATCAGTCCACAAGAATCGCAATTCATAAGCACACGAAAATTTGGCGTGGAAGATATCGCCCGTTTCTTCCGTTTGCCATTGGCATATTTGGGCAGTTTGGAAAATTCAAGCACCCGCGCCAATGTGGAAGAACAAGGGATAATTTTTTCGAGAAATTGCATCTTGCCTTGGGTGAAAAGATGGGAAGCAGAATTGAACCGCAAACTTTTTGTCGGTGATTCCGCGTATTACATCCGATTCAACATGGACGGATTGTTGCGTGGTGATATAAAGTCAAGATACGAGGCGTACACCAAGGGACGTCAATGGGGATGGATATCGGCAAACGATGTCCGCAAGTTGGAAAACATGGCACCAATCGACGGCGGCGATGCATATTTGCAACCGATGAACATGGTCGAAGTTGGAACGCCACAAAACAACGAAAACGATGCCGTGGAGTGATTACCCCCAAGCCGCAACGAACCACGCTAAAAAAGCGTTAAAACACCGCGAGGAACACGATTCTGATTGTGGGACACCAGTGGGTTGGCGAACGGCATCAATTTTGGCCAATCGAGAACCCGTTTCACACGAACGATTGCCACGAATTTATTCGTTTTTGTCACGCGCTAAAGTGTACGACCAAGGCGATTTTTTTGATTCCGATGGGAATGAAATTTGCGGTTCAGTAATGTACGCCGCATGGGGCGGCGACGAAATGTTGCGTTGGGCCGAAAGAACAATTGAACAAATGGAAGAAAATAAAAACGAAAGACATATCAAATCGGTTGTTGAAACCGACGACGAAATCGTCATCACATTCGGAAAAGGCGAAATGGTCGACGATGTTGAAATGGAATCGAAATCGGAAGAACGCGCCGAACCAAATGAATTGGCGGTCGGTGACTTTGTGCGCTGGAGTTCATCGGGCGGCAATGCATACGGCCGAATCATTCAAGTTGAAAAGAATGGCGAAGTGGAAGCGGATTCCGGATTCGTCGTTCAAGGAACGGAAGATGACCCGGCGGCATTGATTCGCATTTATCGATACGATTCGGAATCGGATGCCTATGTTGAGCGCAAACCCGTTTTGAATGTGGCGCACCGATTCAGCACATTGGAAAAATTCGACGCAGAGGTTCGCAAATCTTCCGTAGTAAAAGAACAACGCGAATTCCGCATGGAAAATGCAGAATACGAAGGAAACACAATTCGTGGTTATGCCGCCGTTTACAATTCCGATTCGGAATGGATGGGTGGTTTTTACGAACAAATTGAAGCGGGCGCATTTGATTCGGTATTGGAAAACGATGTGCGCGCATATTTCAACCACGACGAAAATTTATTATTGGGCCGTGTGTCAAGTGGCACACTAAGAATCGGCACGGACAAACGCGGTTTGTTCTATGAGGTCGATTTGCCAAACACATCTTACGCCAATGATTTGGTGGAATTGATGAAACGCGGCGACGTGAACCAAAGTTCATTCGCCTTCCTTATCGAAAAGGACAGATGGGAACAACGCGACGGCATCACTTACCGAATCATTGAAAAAGTATCACGATTGTTGGATGTTTCACCAGTTGCGCAACCGGCATACCCGGACGCAACATCGGAATTGAAAACGCGCGATTTGGAAACGGAAACCAAAGAAGAAGTTGAAGCGGCCGCGGCGGAAAACACCGCATCCGATTCAGTGGAAACTAAAGAAGAAGATTCCAACATTTATTTGTATAAAAGTAAAATTTTAAATTTCTAAGACGATGAAAAACATCGAATTGCGCGGACAACGCGCGGAGCTAATCAAAAATGCAACGGCAATCGTTGACGCGGCTCAAAAAGAAGGACGTTCATTGAACGCCGAAGAAAAGTCAAAATTTGACGCAATGGAAGCAGACGCAAGAAGCATCAAAGAACAAATTGATACTTTAGAGCGTGCGGCAGAATTGAAAAAAGAATTGGCAAGCAACGCCGAAGCACGTCAAGCGGCTCCAAAGGCTAGCAAGTCAAGCACATTCGCAAAATACCTTCGCAACGGAATGGGTGCATTGAACACCGAAGAACGTGCGTTGATGGGTGAAATGCGTGGTACATCAACACAAGTTGTTGGCACGGATTCATTGGGTGGATTCTTGGTTCCTCAAGATTTCAGCGACGAATTGGACATGGCGACATTGTTCACTGGTGAGGTTGAGCGTTTGGCCAAAAAATTGGACACGGCTGGTGGTGCATTGTTGGATTACCCAACTATCAACGACACCGCAACCGATGCGAACCTAATCAGCGAAGCGGCGGCGGTAACTGTTCAAGATATGACATTTGCAAACGCTCAGTTGAGCGCGTACAACTACGCATCACAAGTTCGCGTTTCTATGCAATTGCTACAAGATAACGCGTTCGATTTGAACGGTTTCCTTGCTGAATCTATGGGCGAAAGAATCGCACGCGCTACAAACGGTGCATTCACAACCGGTACGGGTTCAAGCCAGCCACAAGGTATTGTGACGGGTTCATCTTTAGGTACGACGGCGGCATCTGCAACAGCAATCGCTGCGGACGATATTTTGGACCTTATCCACAGTATCGACCCAAGTTACCGCAACAAAGCGTCTTTCGGGCTCATGGCTCATGATAATGTAATCGCCAGTATTAGAGCCTTGGGCATAGGCAGCTCAAACGATTTTCCCATCTTCATCCCGTCGATGGAAGCTGGTCAGCCGGATAAATTGTTCGGATACAATGTATACTACAACAACGATATGCAATCAAGCATCGCAACGGGTACAAAAACCCTAATCGCGGCTGACTTTAGCAAATTCGTTGTTCGTTCGGCTGGTGGCGTTCAGTTTGTACGTCTAAACGAAAGATACATGGACGAATTGGAAGTTGGTTTCGTTGCATACGCTCGCAAGGACTCAAAAGTTCTTGACACTCGCGCGGTGAAACACTTGATTCAAGCCTAATCAATATGAAGGTCAGATTTCTAAAATCTGTTTCGGGTTCTGGATTCCACTACCGCAAAGGCGCGGTGGTGGAAATCCACTCCGAAGAAAGATTGACAGACTTTTTGAACGCTGGTTTTTGTGAGGCCATCGCAGAGCCACCAAAGAAGCGTGCAAAAAAAGCAGTAAAGAAGAACACCACAAAAGAAACCCGATAAATGGCAATTGATATTGTAACGCCAGCGGCGTCGGAACCCATCACATTGACCGAGGCGAAGAATTTTCTTCGCGTCGACCATAGCGATGATGACACATTGATTGAAGCCCTAATAACGGCCGCACGTCAAATGTGTGAGGAATACACACGCCGCATTTTAGTGACCACGACGGTTGATGAATATTTCGATAAATTCCCATCGAACAGATGGAACAATTTGTCGAACCTTATTTATTTATCACGCGGCCCCGTGGCGTCAATATCATCGGTTAAATATGTGGATGAAATCGGTTCGGAAGTAACGGTTTCAACGGATGCTTATGTCACAGACTTGATTTCGGAGCCCGCACGCGTTCAATCCGTATCGGGTTGGTTTGCCGCGGCTGGTGTCGTCAATCAAGTCATTGTGCGTTATGTTGTGGGGACGGATGCGTCAGCGATTCCGAAACCATTGATTCAAGGGATGATGTTGGTTATTTCGGATTTATACGACCAAAGAGGCGACCGCGTTCGTCAATTGCCAACGGCATCCGAATATTTGTGGAACCCTTACCGAATCTTCACGTTCTAATGATTGACCAAGCGGGACAATTAGACCGACGAATCGCGATTCAGTCGTTCACCACCACAACCGATGATTTTGGCGAAGTAGTGAAGTCATTCACCACATTGGCCAACGTATGGGCAAAGGTGGAAGAAAAGCGAGGAAATGAGGGTGAAGATGGGAACCAATTGGTTGCCACAAAGCGCGTTGAATTTTTAATCCGTTATCGTTCGGATATAAACGAGCAAATGCGCATAACATACAACAACGAAACATATAAAATTGAGGCCATTTTGAACGCCGATTCACGGAAAGCATTCCAAAAAATTGTGACGAGATGGGCGGACTAAAGGGTGCATTTATTGGTTTTGACGAAAGAGATGTCAAAAAAGAATTTGAACGCGCATTCAAAGAGTTGGAAACTTTGAATCGTGGGGTGACAACTGCGCAGATTCGAAGCATTGGCCGTAAGGCATTAAAACCGATGGTTAAAGCATACAAAGAAGAATCAAAAATTGGTGGGCCAAAGGTGTTCAAAGTGTACCGAAACGGCGGTGTTTACGCTGAAATAAAATCGGGGACATTGTCCAAATCAATGGGCATCATCACAACGCGAGTGAATAAAGGAAAAACATTCACATCAATGTATGTTGGGCCAAGAGTGAAGCGAATGTTTAGTGACCCCGAAAAAGGCGGTTGGTTTGCAAACTTTTTGGAATACGGATATTTACAAAACGGTTCATATCGTGGCGACGGATATGGTTTCGCAAAAAGAGCAAGAACAAAAACATCGGCGGGCGTGGCGAGTTCATTCAAAACTTTGATGCGTTCGTTTCTAAATAAACAAGTAAAAGCCGCACGACAATGATTGGAAAGGTTATCAAATCAAAATTTGGAAGCGATTCAGATTTGAACACGTTGTTTGGTGGTCGTGTTTTTCCAGTTGTAGGCGCACAAACAAAAGCGACGCCGTTCGCGATTTACGAGGTGGTCAATATTTCCACAAGTATGTCGAAGGAAAGCGATTCGCATATTGATGAAATAGATGTCCGAATCACGTTGATTTCCAACAAGTATTCGGACACCCAAAACGGCATTGAATATGTTCGCAGTGCATTCGTAAGAATGGACGAAACTATCAGTGGCGTGAAAGTTCAATCGTGTATGTTCGAAGGGCAACGCGATTTGTTTAGCGATGACGAACGAACGTTCGGGTCACAATGTGATTTGAAATTTCGGGTGTCACGCGATTGATTTTGTAAATTTATAAAGTAAAAAAAAGAAGGTATGCCAGCTACAAGCATCATGAATTCAACTGACGTTGTAATTCAAATTTCGGAAGATAGTGGTTCAACATACGACATCATTGGTCGTGCCACATCTGCATCATTGAGCGTTTCAATGGAAACACGCGACACAACCACCAAAGATTCAGCCGGATGGCAAGAAAATTTGGAAGGTTTAAAATCTTGGTCTTTGAGCGGTGACGGTTTGGTCACTTACTCAATAAGCGGAGATTACGACACACCGGATGATTTATTCACCCTATTGTCAAACCGTACTTTGGTAACAGTAAAATTCGGTTCAGCAACAACTGGTGAAATTGACTACACTGGTGACGCTTACTTGGTTTCTTACGAGCAAGAAGCGGGCGTTGAAGAAAATGTGACCTACTCGTTCTCATTCACTGGAACAAGCACATTGACACAAGCGTCAGTAGCATAAGACAAACGGGGTCGTCCGTCGGGCGGCCCCTTTATTACATAACAACAAAACAAAAAGAAAATGACACACATTATTGAAATCGGTGAAAGAAAACACCCAATCAGATTTGGTTTCAACGCATTGCGTGAATTCTCAAGAATGACGGGGACAACATTGGCACAATTGGAATTGCTTGGTGAGGATATGACATTAGACCAAGCCATCACGCTGATGTATTGCGGATTTAAGGACGGCGCAAGAAAAGAAAAATCGCCGTTCCGTTATGATGTGGCCGATGTCGCGGATTGGATTGATGAGGATGAAAAGTTGATTGAAAAAACTTTTGCAATCTTCGAACAACAATTTTCCGACAAAGGCGCAAAAAAGTAGTTGACCGAACGGGTCAAAAGACAACGGAAATCCCAACATGGGACACATTGGAATCGTTCGCGTTCGGTCAAGTCGGTTTGATGCCGCACCAATTTTATGACCTTTTGCCGAGGGAATGGCAAAATTTGGTTAGCGGTTGGAGTGAGCAACAAAACCGAAAGGAAAAATCGGATTGGGAAAGAACACGTTGGATGACAACGATTCTTTTGAATCCGCACACAAAGAAAAGAATCAAACCGAAAGATTTGATTGTTTTTCCTTGGGAAACCGAACCGAAAAAGGGCCGCAAGGTTTGGACACGGGGCGAAATTTTAGATGTAATAAACGAACGCAAACAACGCGCAAAAGCCAATGGCAAGCCTATCAAGTCTTAATTTCCGTTTAGCGGCTAACATCGCACCATTCCAAAAAGGTCTTAACAAGGCCGAACGCGCTTTGGACTCAATGGGCCGCAAGATGCAACAAACTGGAAAGAGTTT